ACTATGAAAGAACAAACGAATTAGATCCCCAAACTGGATTTATTCCAATTCTCTGGGATTCTTGGGAAACTAATTGGACTGGCGTATTAGATACTGTTGAATCTGAAAGTAGAGCGGCAACTGATGCTCTTGCAGAATCTACTAAAAAACTTGATGGAACAACTGGTCCAGGTCAGTGGGTGAGAAGAAACGCTACTACTGTTTCGCAAGAAGAATTTCAAGAAACATTTGATCTTGGAACAGAATCTAGAGGTGGAACAAGAACTATTGTTCATGAGGAATATGAAAAGAATTCTATCAATGATAGAACTGTGAGTAGAGATCTAGTTCCATTTATGAGATCTAGAAATATTGAATTTAATTCAAGAAAATTAAAACCAGGAACTGAAGTTTATCCATACTTTGATGGAGTAGATGTTTCTAGGTATTGTACTCCAAAACTCATTGAAATTACAATGACCTCGGGTACATTTATTGTTGGTGAGAATTTACGAAGTGTTCCTTTGAGGAAAGGTGTTTCTGCGCCTAAATTCTATGCAAGAATTGCTCAAATTAATCATAAAGAAGGAGAGTATGATTCTGCAACTAGAACTTACGAACAAAACCCATACAACGGCCAATTAATTCCTTCCTCATATAATTCTACTTCAACAATATTAAATATTGATACATATTCATTGTCAAATGAAACTCAAGGTGAGTATTATGGTTATATTGAAGTTGGCACTTTACTTGTTGGAGAAAGTAGTGGTGCTACAGCAACCGTATCTGATTTAAAATTAGTTGTTGATAATCAATCATCACTTATTGGTAGTTTCTATATTCCAGAAACAATTACTTCATATCATCCAAGATTTGAATCTGGTATTAGATCATTTACTCTTTCCAGTAGTAATAATAACGATTCTGAAAACGTAACCACTATTGCATCGGAATCATACTCTGCTACTGGAATTATTGAAAATGAAGGTTCTGTTAGAAGTATTCGACTTGAAGATAGAAAAGAATTTGAACAGCAGACTGTAAGCAAATCTTCTGGCACACAAATTGTAGGAACCAGTGTAGTTAATAGAACCTCTCCAGAGACTATTACTGCTTGGTATGATCCACTTGCACAAACGTTTACTGTTGATGATGAAACTGGTATCTTTGTTACGCGATGTGATATTTTCTTTAAAGCAAAGGATGATATGGACATTCCTATCACCTTGCAGATTAGAACCGTAGATGGTGGAATTCCTACATCTAAAGTTCTTCCTATGTCAGAAGTAATTTTAGATCCTGATGAGGTTTCAATTTCGACAGACAGTTCAATTGCTACATCATTTACCTTCAAGGCACCAATTTATCTTGAAGGTAGAAGAGAATATGCGATTTGCCTTTCTACCAATTCTACAAAATACACTACATTCGTATCACGAATTGGTCAAGAAGATTTTCTAACAGATACTTTGATTTCCTCTCAACCATTCTTAGGATCACTATTTAAATCTCAAAATGCTTCTGGTTGGGAAGCAAGTCAGTGGGAAGATCTTAAATTTACACTTTATAGAGCAGAATTTGAAGTTTCTGGTTCTATTGATGTATACAATCCACGTCTATCAGTAGGTAACAAGCAGGTTCCAAATTTGTTGCCAAATTCTATAGAATTAAAGTCAAGAAAACTTAAAATTGTTCTTAATGCGCCAGATGATACTAATAATGATTATAGATTAGGAAACACTTTCCAACAGGTGGGCACTAATGCTACAGGCAATTTAGTTGGTGCCGGTGGTTCTGCAACAGGGCAATTAACAGTATCCAATGGAGGTCTTGGGTATATTCCTTCAACTGGTGCTGAGACGCGGGCCATAGTTTTAACTACATTATCTGGAAATGGTAGTGGTGCTAGTGCCAATATTACTTTTCAAAATGGAGTTGCTATTGGTGCAACAATTGCGACTGATATTGGTGGTAGCGCGTACCAAGTAGGAGATGTTCTTAGTATTTCTAGTGATAATGTTGGAAGAGATTTGAGATTGACCCTTACCGGAGTTGCTGCCACAAATACTTTGATATTAGATAATGTAATTGGTGATTTTGTTGCAAATAGTAGTAATGGAATTACATACGTTTCCAGTGATACGACAGTTGGTTTTACCACATTTGCTATTAGTAACGTTGCTGGAGTTGCATATCCAACTGCAATAACACCATTTACTGATGATTCTGATGGAAGACACATCAAAGTTAATCATTTAAATCATGGTATGTATTTTGATGACAATAGAGTTGAGATATCAGGTATTGAATCTGATATAGTCCCAACTAGACTTTCAGTTGCATACGCCGCAGGTTCAACAGCAGCACTTTCAGTAGAAGATAATGCCAATTTTGGCGAATTTGAGAATTTCCCTGTAGGAAATATAAATCGGGGATACTTAAAAATTGGTGACGAAATTATTGAATATACTGCAACTTCTGGTAGTAATACTATTGGAGGAACGATTACTAGAGGTGCAAATAAAGCATCATATCCAATTGGTACTTTAGTTTATAAGTATGAATTGTCTGGTATTAATTTGGCTAGAATTAACAAAATTCATGATATGAATGATGTTACTGTTCCAAATCCTATTACTTTAGATTCTTATTATATTAAACTTGACACTCAAGAAGTGTTTAATACGAATAATTTAAATCGTAGTATTGAAAGACTTACAGATACCGCGCCTACACTTTATATAAGAGATACAAAATCTGCTGGTGGATATGGAATTAGAGCATCTCAGAATATTTCCTATGGAATTATAACTCCAATGATCCAGTCTCAAACTGTTCAGGGTTCTACAATCAGTGCTAAATTTAGATCTACAACAACGGTTGGAATTAGTGGAAACGAAATTCCATTCGTTGATAATGGATTTGAACCTGTTACATTAAACAAACCCAATTTCCTCTCTACACCAAGAGCAATATTCTCTAAAGTTAATGAAGATTTAAAACTTACTAATGTTCCTGGTAATAAGTCTATGACTCTTAGACTTTTCCTCAATACTGTTGATACAAGAGTAAGTCCTGTAATTGATTCTCAAAGAATGAATACTATTCTTTCTACAAATAGAATTAATAATCCAATATCAAATTATATCACAGACCCTAGAGTAAATGGTATTGATTCTGATCCTTCAGCATTCCAATATATTTCAAGGGAACTTTCGCTAGAAAATTCTGCAACTTCACTGAAAATTGATCTTAATGCATATATTAATACATTCTCTGATATCAGAGCATTCTATTGCATAGGTAATGAACCAACGTCAACCCCAATTTTCACAGCATTCCCAGGATTCTCAAACCTTAAGTCGAATGGAAATATCATTAATCTAAAAGATAATGATGGACATCCAGATGTTGAGATTCAAAAGACGAATGTTCTTAATTTTGATAGCAATAGTCTTGAGTATAAAGAATATACATTCACAATGGATAATCTGGAACCATTCAGATACTATAGAATTAAACTTGTAATGAGTTCTACTAATCAAATTTATGTTCCTAGAGTTAAAGACCTTAGAGTTATTGCACTAGCATAATGGATTATCACGGAGTAGAGGGTCACTCAAATCTTTTGAGAGACCCTGACAATGATTCAATTGTCAACATTGATTCTATTGGGTATCAAAAATATATTACTAGACGTAAATCTAAAGATATAAAAAATCAAAAGGTACAAAATATAGAACAAGAAGTTGCTAATATGAAAGAGGATATTGATGAAATTAAAAACTTACTAAAGGAGTTATTAAATGGACCCAAATGAAATAGAACTAAAAAATCTTTCTAAAAGTTTTGAGTATACAAAACTAGCTGCTGAAATTGATGAGTGTAACGATATTAATAATTTAAAAAATTTGGCAAAGTCTTTCTGTAAACTTTATTTTAAGCAGCAAGAAACAATGTCAGTTGTAAGAGCAAATTATTAAGATAAATATAAACATAGGGAATTTGTGAGTAAATGGCAAAACCATCATCTAGACAAACTTTAATAGATTACTGTAAGAGGCAGTTAGGAGCGCCTGTATTAGAGATAAACGTTGCTAATGAGCAAATAGACGACCTAGTTGATGATGCCCTCCAATACTGGAACGAGAGGCACTATGATGGTGTTGAGAAAATGTATCTTAAACATGCATTTACTCAAGAAGATATTGATAGAGGAAAAGCAAGTGGAACAAGTGGAGTTGGTATAGTTACTACAAGTAACTCTTCAAATGTAGATGGATTAGGAACAGTTACTTCTAATTGGTATGAAAATTCAAACTTTATATCTGTTCCAAATTCTGTAATTGGAGTTGAAAAGATATTTAAATTTGATAGTAGTACAATATCCGGTGGGATGTTTAGTATTAAATATCAATTATTTTTGAATGACTTATATCAATTCAGTTCGATTGATTTACTTCAGTATTCTATGGTTAAGACTTATCTAGAGGATATTGATTTTTTATTAACTACAGATAAGCAGATTAGATTTAATCAAAGGATGGATAGATTATATTTGGATATTGATTGGGGATCTCAGATGGTTGGTGAGTATATTGTATTAGAATGTTGGAGATTATTGGATCCAAACGATTTTTCAAAAGTATGGAATGATTTCTTTGTTAAAAAATATTTAACTATGCTAATCAAAAAACAGTGGGGTCAAAATCTTATAAAATTCCAAGGAGTTAAACTTCCTGGTGGTGTAGAACTTAATGGAAGACAAATTTATGATGATGCTGTAAAAGAAATTGATGATTTAATGGAGAAAATGTCCAACACATATGAAATTCCACCTTTGGATATGATAGGTTGATATCATGGCATTAAATCCATTTTTTATTCAGGGTACAAGTGGAGAACAAAATCTTGTTCAAGACTTAATAAATGAACAATTAAGAATGTATGGGGTTGAGGTATATTACCTTCCTCGTTCTTATCTGACAACAAATACAGTTATAGAAGAAGTTATTCAGTCATCGTTTGAAGACGCATATCCTATTGAAGCATATGTCCAAAATTATGAAGGATATGATGATAATAGTACACTTTTATCTAAATTTGGTATACAGTCAACTCAAGAGATGACCTTTATTATCTCAAAAGAAAGATTTGAAACTTATATTACTCCGTTAACAGAAGGTAAAGCAAACTTAAAATTAACATCTAGACCCAAAGAAGGTGACATAATCTATATGCCCCTTGGCGATAGAATGTTTGAAATTAAATTTGTTGAACATGAAAAACCATTCTATCAATTACAAAAAAATTATGTTTATGAATTAAGATGTGAACTCTTCCGTTATGAGGATGAGGTTATTGATACTGGTGTAGAAGAGATTGATGATACTTTGGTTGGTAGTGATACTGATGGTATCTCTGAATCTGGTTCTTCCACGGTTCTTGGTGGTTCATTAACCATGACATTAGTTGGGACAGCATCAACTGCTACTGCAATTACTGGATTAATCAATGGAGGTATTCGTTCTATTACTGTAGGAAACCAAGGTGCTTTGTATTCAGTTGCCCCCACAGTTGCTATATCTTCAGCACCTTCAAGTGGAATAACAGGTATTGCCACTGCTATACTTGATAGATCTTCCGTTAGTAGTATTAATATTACCAACCCAGGTGCTGGTTACACAGTAACACCAAAGATTATGATATTGAGTAATACTGGAATTGGTGCAACTGCTTCCACAACTCTTGGTTCTGGTTCTATAGGAATTGTTACTGTTACTAGTGGTGGTGCAGGATATACAACCGCACCGACAATTACCTTTACTGGAATTTCTACAGTATCTGCTGCAGCAACAGCAATTATTTCTGCTGCTGGAACTATTACTGCAATTAATATTACTGATGCTGGTATTGGATATACCACAGCACCAACTATTACAATAAGTAATCCCACATCTAGTGATGTTGGAACTTTTGTATTTAATGAACTTGTTACTGGTTCTGTAAGTGGAACAAAAGCAAGAGTTAGAACATGGAATACTAATACTAATGTGCTTGAACTGGGCAATGTTACTGGAAACTTTAAAGCTGGAGAAACTATTGTAGGTTCTATATCTTCCGCTACTCACACAATATTCTCAATTAACAATGATCCGGTAGATGATGGATTTGCTCAAAATGCAACTATTGAAACTGAAGCAGATGGAATATTAGATTTTACTGAAAGAAATCCTTTTGGATTGCCTTAACTAAATATTATTATAGTGAACAAAAGTCATGTTTGAGCATTTTTACCACGAAATCCTAAGAAAAACTATCATATCATTTGGTACGCTTTTTAATAATATCAATATCCAGAAGAAAGATGCTTCTGATACAGATTTTAGTATGATGAAAATTCCTCTTTCATATGGACCTACCCAGAAGTTTTTGGCAAGACTTGAGCAGTCTGGAGACTTAAATAAGTCCACTGCAATGTCCTTACCTAGAATGTCTTTTGAGTTCACTGGTCTTACTTATGATTCTTCTCGTAAGGTTACTTCAACTCAAAAAATTGCAGTAAAAGACCCCAGTACGCAGAAAAAAGTAAATAAAGTTTTTACTCCAGTTCCTTATAATATGCAATTTGAACTTAGTATTATGTCTAAGATAAATGATGACGCATTGCAAATTGTAGAACAGATTTTACCTTTCTTCCAACCTGCATTTAATCTTAGTGTAGAGTTGATAGATCAAATTAAAGAAAAGAGAGATATTCCAATCATTCTAGAAAATATTACAATGCAGGATGATTATGAAGGAGACTATAGCACAAGAAGAGTTCTTCTTTACACTCTAAGATTTACTGCTAAAACATATCTGTTCGGTCCTGTTACAAGAGTCGAACCAATCAAACAAGCAACTCTTTCTTACTATACTGATAGTGCTGAGAAGAGAGATCTTGCATATAAAGTTACTCCAAGAGCAGTTAAAGATTATGATAACTCTGTAGTAACTAATCTTTCTGCAGATATTTTATCTAGTGCTACTAGTATTACTGTAGATGATGCAAGTAATATTACTGCAGATACATACTTTGAGATTGATAGTGAGTCTGTATATATTAAGAAAGTTACCGGTAATAAAATTACTATCGATAGAGCAAGAGATAGTACTATCGCTAAAGATCACGTTAAAGGCACTGCACTTAAATCAATTACACAAGTAGACAATGACCTTATTGAAATCGGAGACGATTTTGGATTTGATGGGAATACTTTCTTCTAATATAATATGACTGATAAATTTAATGGTTTAGATGAAGCATTTAGTATAGCAGGAGAATTAATGCCTGCCGAAAAGAAAGAAATAGAACCAGTCAAACCTAAATCATTTTCTCCACAAGATATTCAAAAAGACTATGAGTATACCCGTGGTAACTTATACTCAATTATTGAAAAAGGTCAGGAAGCAATTAATGGTATTCTTGAACTTGCACAGGAAACTGAACAACCAAGGGCATATGAAGTTGCAGGTCAGTTAATTAAAAGTGTGTCTGATGCCACAGACAAACTGATGGAACTTCAGAAAAAATTAAAGGATGTAGAAGAGACTAATACTCAGAAGGGACCAACAAACGTCACTAATGCATTATTTGTTGGTTCTACTGCAGAGTTGCAGAAAATGATTAAAAAGGCAGACGAGAATATAAATAATTAAAAAAAGAGATGGCGAAAGTAGTAAAAAACATAACTATCCCACAAGGTTCTGATTTTTCAAAAACCTTTACGTCTTTAGAATCTGACGGTTCTGCTACAAATCTCACTGGATATTCTGCTGAGGCAAAATTAAAAAAACACTCAGAAGCATTAGTATCACATTCTTTTACTGTTGGAATAACTTCAGCAACAGGTCAAGTTTCTATTGCAATGACTTCTGGTGTAACAACACCATTAGATTCTGGTAGATATTATTATGATGTTAGATTAACTTCCTCTTCCGAAGCAAAATCAAGATTAGCAGAAGGAATGGCGTTAGTAACCGCAGGAATTAGTACATAGTATCATGACTGTTGATTTAAAAGATTTTTTCTCCGCCATAGGTAAAGCGAAACAAGAAAAAGTGGACGAAGTTCGTTCTCTTGTGGGAGAAATTGATATTGATTCAATGTTCTCTCAAGTTAAAGTATCCATAGAAGAAGATAATAAAAAGAAAAAAGAACAGAAAAAGCAGATAGTAGCATTAGAGTCTTGGTTATATACTGAAGTAATAGAAGAAAAAGAAATTGTTGAAGAGTCTACTACCATAGTTGTTCCTGATGAGGAAGTGGAAGATGAATTAGTTGAAGATGTAGAAGATACTGAAGATACTGAAGATGTAGAAGATACTGAAGATGTAGAAGAAGAAAACTTAGTAAATGATGATTCAGTTGATCAGGCACTAAAAATTCTTGAGACTATCAAGTCAAAAGAAGAAATAAGAGAAAATGTAAGTGATCCAGAAGTTGTTAAAATTCGTCGTGAACTAGAGTATCTTAAAAATCTTGTTAATGCTCAGGGGGGCGGTGGTGAAGTTCGTCTTGAGTTCTTAGATGATATTGATAGAGATACCACAAAGGTAGATGGTAAATTTCTTAAGTATGAAGCATCCTCAGGAAAATGGATAGGTGTAGATGGTTCTTCAGATTTAGATAGTGTTCTCACGCAAAGAAACACTTCATCTAAAGGAATAAATGTTGGTGTAGTAACTGCAACAGGTTTAATTGTAGATCCTGTTGGTGCTGGAACTACATTTACTGAAGATATGGTTGTAGTTGGCAATGCTAGAGTCACTGA